CCCTTGGAATCCCGGCACGAGGGCGCGGGTTTCACATTGCCGCCATCACGGCTTATTAGCATTTAGGTCCTTTTCGGTTTCATTCGGTTCTACCTTGAGCTCCTCGGGTACTTTTCCGTTCTTGATCTCGAGGAGCCAAATCTTGCGCTGGAGGTAACATGCGGCTTTCTTAAGGTCCTGGAGCTCTTCGCCCTTATGGGGCGCCCGGGTAACGTATTTAATGACGTTCCCGAGGTGGTAGCCGAGATTCTGGTCCTCGATGAAGTTGATAACTTCGATCTTCCCAGCATTGTAATGCTTGGGCTTTTTAACTGGGTCATAGTCAGTCACGGTGTTTAAACCCGGTCCCCCGACCCACCGGCCGGTAGCCCTTGATGGGCGGTACCGGTCTAAAGCTTTCGTCTTTACGAGCCACCGAGCGCGGACCCGCGGGCATTTTTAATAGGTCTCGATCCGGCCGCGTGTCGGGTACGGAAAAGGATCGCGCGTGCGCCTTCCGCGGCGTCATGGCGTCTTCGATCATATCGGTGAGCGTGCGCTTCTTCATGCCTTCCCATCGCTCTGCACAAAATTGATCTGCGTATTGTTCATCACCTGGGGCCCCGTCTCTTTATACCACCCCTTAGACTTCCCGAACTCCCGCCATACCGCAACCTGTACCTGCGTCGCCTGAACCCTCCCCTGCATCACGTCCACGCCCCAGGCTTCCCATTTGGGCGCGTCCATCCAGTTGACCTTCCCTTTATCCTGGAACTTCTGGCCAATGTAGGATGCGACATGCGGCTTGCGCAGCCAGCGCTTTACCGCGTTTACGGAATATTTACGGAAACTCCCATGCGCCCCCCGAATCGCATTGAGCGCACGGGTAGCTTCCGTTTCGTTAAAGGTCTCCAGGTAGGCGTCCACAACAATCTGCTCGGTCTTCGATAAGTAAAATTGGTTCCCCGTCTTGTAGTCATACATGGGATAGCGGATGAGCGAGGGCTTTACGTATTCGCGGACCGCGAAATCCTTGGGTGGCTCGCTTTTAGCCGCTACAGGTGGGGTGGTGGTGGGGGGCGCCACTACCCCTTGTGGTGGGGTATTCGCCGCTTCTAGGCCCGTTTCCGCTTGATTTTCGGCCATCGTAGCGGTCTCCATTAAAGCGTGATGCCCCGAACTATAGCCATGATCTGCTCCGAGATCTCTTTCTTGTTCTCCTTCTCCCCATCCCGATCCCTTAAAATCATCTCCGCCCAACCCCAGGCGTCTTCATATTCCCAGGCAATATCCATCATTACCGGATCCCCACGAATTCAAACACAGCCGCACGGTCATCATCGATTGTCCGACATTCGAACACGAGCTCTCTTACGGTGGTGTGATCGTAGGGAATGTCCTTACCGATGTTCACCGTGGCACGTACGGGCTCGCGCAGGGGCATCCGGAACTTCATGCCGGGCCATGCGCCCTTAATATTTATCCACCCCTCCAGGGGCCCCAGGCGAAGCTTGGATTTCATTGGCCTAACCCGGCGTACATTCTCTGCGGATTGGTTGGGCTTCCACGAAACCCATATCCCTTCCCGGCATGACCACTATCCGGGTTATTGTCCTTTTTGTTCGAGTATTTCGTATGACCGACACAGTAGGTTGCGTGCGGGTGACGTGCCGGGTCACCACAAAAACATTCGTTTGCTAAAAGCCTCACGAAGGACCCCAGGCGATAATAGCGAACAGAATTAGATTGAGTACCCACAACGATATCGTGGCCGCTGTGTCTGCGTTCATCACATCCACATCCCTGGACCGATGCGCAAGTTAGTCGGCATAGCCCCAGGCAATAGCTTCGATCTGATCCCAGACGCCAGAGAGGTAATAATCTTTTTCATCCACGAGGTATAGCTGGCCATTCTGGATAATCCCGCGGACATATCGCGCACTCACTTAACCTTGTCGATCTCGTTGCGAATGTAGCCCTTGAGAGCTTCGCAAGTAGACGGACAATCTGCGATCTCCAGGAGCTCCGAGAGATCCTTCTTAATCTGCTCGCGTACGGCGCCTGCGGTGGAGCATCCGGTGAGGAAGAGTCCGCCCAGGAGAATCCCGATGATTGAGAGGAATTGAGTCATTGTGTAACCTCCGGTAACCTATTTTTGAGGTCGCGCCTGAATGCGACCAACTTGAATTTAAATGACCTATTGGAACTCCCCCCGGTACGGGTGGGGTCCTCGCCGCCATTGGCCTGCCCATTAGCTTGCTCATTAGCTCTTATCCCTTGTCGCCTGTTGTGCGGCCGCCCAAACCAGAGCCAAAATAACAAGAGCGGAACATGATACTATCGACGGTAAAATCATATTTGAGACGGTAATATATTATTCTTACTTCTATCAAAACCGCCCGCATTTTCCGCTAACAGTCTATATGCTTCACCCATTATTTCAACGGGCAGACAAATTCCATTACGTTTTGGAAACAGCACTCCGTTTAAATCGCGGACCCAAACGCGCAAATCAGCATAATCCCTTCCCTTGAAAACCTTAAAGCATAACTTTAAGACTGAGCGGTCATTTATCGCAATCTCATATTCACTTATAGCTACACTCTCATTACCCCAATTACTTTTATTACCTTTATTACCTTGTATACCTTTATTACCTTGTATACCTTGAGGAGCACCCTTATTACCTTGTATACCTTGTGTACCTTGAGGAGAACTTTTGATTAACATTTGTTAGCTAAAATATTTATGGAGTAAATCTGTATTATCATTGCTATTAGAATATGTATTAATAGAAATACAATGTATTACCAGATGCGCGGCCTTACGCATTGGGGTAGACTCCCAAGGATTGAATAGGGAATAAAACATCAGAAAATATAGATAAAGGTATTCCAATCGAAAACCATTGAAACAAAGTATAAATTGCAAAAGCTAAAGCCGATATTGCTAAAAATATTGATACACCAAGAATAAAACTAAGTAACTTATCAATCATCTCGCCACGCTAACAGGCTCTTTGGGCATCACCATTTCTCATGATCCAAATATAACAGGCGGACGGCGCGAATAATAGATAGGCATGAGTGTCCGATACTGTATGACGCTACGTAACATTTATGTAACGGATTTATGACGGGAAAAAATATTTTATTTTACCACTTGACAAATATCAACACTTCTGCTAAACTATTGATAGAAGGATAAACCGCTAAACAGGAGGGAATAATGACAACAAAAGAAAAAGTATCGCATACGCCGGGACCGTGGCTAGTAATGGGAAATCAACGTAACGGGCACTTTGATTACGTTTTACCAGAATCGCAAAATGAGGAATTCCAAGCGAATTGCCGCCTCATCGCCGCCGCGCCGGAGCTTTTAGAGGCCGCCCGCATGGTATTAGACGAAACAAATGCGGGATTATGGGATTGCCTGCCAGTTGAAAAGCTTAAAGCCGCCATCGCCAAGGCGGAGGGGAGGTAATTATGATCTGTTGCGAAAAGCTCCGCATCAATGGCGTGCTAACCCATGAGACCGGATGTCCCGAAGCGTGGCGGGATTATGGCGTAGTTTGTAAGTGGTGCGGTATGCGTTTTGAGCCGGAGCAAGCCGGGCAGATTCTTTGCTCCGAAGATTGCGCCAACGCCTATTGGGGATAGCAGAGGGCGGCCCTTATGGGCCGTAATGCGCGGGCCCGGTCCCAAGTCCGGGCAAAAAGGAGAGGGCAATGCTTAATTATAAGAATTGGTACACATTCAAGTTTAGGGGTAAAGAGTTTTTGGCTCTTTATACAAACGGGAATGAGGTTTTTATTTATGGTCCGGGTTTTCAAAACTACGGATCATATTTCTCCGTTGAATCATTCAAGAAAATGTATTTCACAATGGGAGAATCTCTAAATCTCTCAAATGCTGTAGCTTAAAATGGAGGTACTGCTAAAATGAAGACTCCCCATGAAGTACTGTCGCGGATCATCGCGGAGAATGAAGTCAGGTTATCGGATGAAGTTATGGAGCAAGAGGCGGGAACTATCGTTTATTACGATAGATTCTTAGGTGAATGGGTGGCGTTATGAAGCACGTATTTAAAAACCATTCCGAAGTCTGCCATATTTGGGCACAACAAACGCAAGAGGAAGGACGGGCCAGTCGCATTTTCTTTGACGGTCCCTCTATCTTCTCTTATGGCCGCCATTTTGAAATGGCGCGGTTTATCACCCCGGAAGTGGTATTTATCACGACCAGGGGCTATTCCGTTTCTACGGCAAAGCACCTAAAATACGTCCAAACAGCGGTAAGCCATGAAACGGTCTTCACGGTCCCATCCTTCGATGACCATAATGAAAATGTGAAGCATTACATTTCATTAGTCTATGAGTTGGCAGGGAAGGCCGCCCGGAGCCGTAAAAATGCGGAATGGATAATTCAGGATATAGACAGAAATGTCCGGGCCCTTGAATCCTATCTAAGAATATTCGAAAAGAATATTTCGGATGATAGCAGGGGGGCGGCGGGGGCCACTCTTAAGGAAATAGCGGGGCGCGATTTTTCCGCTATAGCCAAAAGGCAGGCCGCCGCGGCTAAACTTGAGCGCGAAAAGCGAGCGCGTGAAATCGCGGAGCGGCTTGAAAAATGGAAGCGCGGGGAATATCATGGGGCCATTCATGACGGGCCAATGGCGTTACGCCTGCATGATGGTGAAATTCAAACTTCATTGGGCGCACGAGTACCTATCAAAGAAGCCGTTGACCTATTCCTTGATATTACAAACGGCCGGCCGGTCCATGGGCGAAGCATTGGGCGGTATACCGTAACGGGATTTGATGGTGAAATCCTTACCGTTGGATGTCATAGAATCCCCATGACAGAAATGGAGCGGATGTATCGGGTATTAAGAATCGGGCATAATCTATCTATAGCGGAGGTGAAATAACATGGATGCTATTGAAACTATGGAGCATAGGGGTCTGACTGTTAAGATCTACCAGGATGTAGATGCAGAAAGCCCCCGCGTTTGGGATAATGCCGGGATCATGGCGTTATTTCATAAACGGTATACCCTACCGAATGAAAGCAAGTTAAGCTCCGATAATTTCAACGGTTGGGAGGAAATGGAAAAACATATTCGGGAAGAGTTGGGCGGACTCGTCGTTCTGCCCGTCTATATGTATGACCATTCAGGAATAACGATAAGCACTTCCCCCTTTTCGTGCCCATGGGATTCCGGGCGCATTGGGTTTATTTATGCGACAAAAGAAACCATCCTGAAAGAATGGGGAAAGAAGGGGAGCGGGCGCGTTACAAAAAAGATGTTAGAAACCGCCCGGCGCGTATTGGAGGGGGAAATTGAGACATTCGACCAATACATTACCGGGGACGTTTACGGCTATCGGGTTGAGGATGCCAGCGGGAATCACTTAGACTCATGTTGGGGATTCTATGGAATGGAGGATGCTATCGGACAAGGTAGGGACATGGCGGAGTATCATAGTGTGGAATTAATGAAGGCGCGGGCGGCTAAGGTGAAGGCTTTTATTAAAAACCACGTACCGCTAGAAAGGCGCGAGGAGGTATTGAAATGAAACCCAAATCAAAACCAAAGCATACGCCGACGCCGTGGCAGATCACGGACTATCAGGGCGATGACAAACGGGTTATTATTGGGCCTGACAATGAGCTGATAGCAGATTGCTATCCTGACTCATCGGAGGATTATAATATCCCCGAAAATTATATGAATAACGCCGCGCTCATCCTCCGCGCCGTCAATTCGCATGAGGGGCTATTGGGATTCGTAAAAATGATTATGCAGTATGTTGAGGAGAACGAGGAAATCCACGGATCTGATGCCGTTGATTTTTTGTGCGAAATGTCCGAAATTGGTAAGGCTATCATCAAGAAAGCGGAGGGAAAATAATATGAGCGGGATTAAAACGTTCGCGGAACATTCCCAAATCGGGAACGATGGAGTATTTTTTGTCATTTGCGTAAAAGAAGATTTACAGGAAATGGCAAAGGAACATATCGGGAGAGAACTAATTGAATCCGAAATAGAGGCTATCTACGAGGATTTTAATGATAACCATGAATGGCGGGATGAGTTGCGCTCCGCCATTGATCGTGCTGTTGCGAAGCGTAAATGACCCTCCGCACATTCGCCGTCATCCGACACGGGCGCGAAGTAGATCTGGTATACTTTGTCGGCCCGGAGTATACCGTAGATACCGTGAAAGACTACCTGTTGCGCGAAGGGAAGGAGCCGCCGCCGTTTGAGGTTAAACTTATAAAGGAGAAAACTATATGAGCCGCGAACTATCGGAATACCAAAAAGCACTCCGAAAAGAGCGCGAATGGGAGGACCGCGTAAAAATATATTCCCGATGTTCTTGGTGCGGCGAGCCATTAGAGGGGCGCGGTGAGTTATGTTCGCGGGATCAGGTGCGCTTAGGGTTGCGGCCCCGGCCCAAAAAGATAGGAAGCGTTCGGGGGCCGGGACGCCCAAGGAAGCGTAAATTCCTATTCGGGAAAGCCGAGCGGCGCATCAAGGCGATCATTTCAAATAGAGCAAGACTAAAAAGGGGGAGTTATGGCAAGTGAGAAGGAGTTACGGCGCAAGCTGGATGCCTTCATGGAGGGCAAGACAAAGCAGGGGGCCGCGCGTGAGCTTGGGATTAGCACTCAATACTTGTGGGATATCCTAAATAACAAGCGATCCGTGGCAGTCCCGGCGATCCTGACGAAGTTCGGGTATAAAAAGGTGGTGAGCATTGAGAAAAAATAGTCCCTTGACAAAGTAAGGCCCTCGGCTATACTTAACGAGCCGAGCATCTTCGGGAGGGAAGGAGCGCGTATGGAGTGGACAGAAGCAGAGCAGGAAGTCTTAACGGAGCAGGACGTTCGGGACGCGGTAAATAAGTTGTTGGCCGAATGGAAAACCCAGGACGGGCGCATCAACATCGCCGACATGAGCCGCACGGAGATAGACTTTACAATCCATCTACTCCGAAAATACCGGGCTACGAAGTTCGGGTTTAGCGCGACGGAACTGCGGGGCGCGGCCTAATAGGTAAGCTAATAAAAGGCCCCGTGCGTTCGTGGGGAGCGCACGGGGCTTATCTTTTAAGATTCTTCGAGAATAAGCGAGGCCACCGCAACAGCGACCAAAAAGAGAGCGCAAATGATTACAGCCAAGCACCATCCGACCACGTTCATGATGAAGATTGTTTCAAGCACCCAGGCAGCACCCGTAAATCCCGGCGGATAAACGTCGATCATTTCAGTATTCCCTCCTCCTTGATATACTTGGCTAATAGCTTGCCGACCATTTCATTACCTGCCGGGCTCAAATGCCCGTCAATCTTCCAGAAAAAATCTACGTTAGGATCAAAAGCCCCCTGCCGGGTCTTGGATTGGTCCGCATAGGGGCGCAGCCTGGAGGCAAGGTCTATAAAGTAGATCCCATTCGTGCGGCAAAATTCCCCCACGATTCGGAATGGTTGGTGATAGTCCAGGTCTGGCGATGGACGGTCTAGGCAAGAGTATACCAACTCCCCAACGGGAATTCCGGCGATCAATAGCTCGGCGCCAATCTCATTAGCATAGTCTTGGAACGCCTGAATGTTCGCAAGGTGCGCGGTCCAAGCTTTCGCAAGCCGCGGTGATCTGTCGATTGGCGTATAGGCATGGAACGCGGGGTGCTTGGGCTTTTCCTGGCCACCCGATGCGGTGGCGAAGCCCACCAGTCGCCCGGCTTCCTTCCCAATAGCCCCCAGGACCGTGTATTTTGTTATCTTGTTTAAAATGTATGTCCCTATGTGTCCGCCCTTTGGATCTCCGTATCTCTCAAAGTTCTCAATCTCCTGCCTCATCTCGGCTTCGGTCTTCCGTTCAAATTCGTAGGTTTCGGGATTGATGTTCTTGGTTGTGGGGACGATGTAGCCGTTAATGACGTTGAAAGACGGGAAGAAATGGTCATCCATGAAGTCGTTGAACAGATACCCAACGATGATTAGTTTCGGGGCTTTACCTACCTTTCGGACAATCTTCTTGGCCTTCATTAGCTCCTGTTTGGTTCCGTAGCCGGAGACCCCGGCCTTTATGATTGGAAAATCTATTTCTCGCTCCAAAACCGTGCCAAACTTCTTTTCAAATGGTCCGTAGGCCCATGTGAAGCTATCCCCGACCAAAAGGATATAGTCTCTCCCCCCAACGGCCGGACGCGAACTTACTCCGTCGCCATATCCTTGGGTTCCCATCCAGTCCGTCCAAAAATCCAGCTTCGTGTCCCTGATCCAATAGGGAGTATTCGGGAGGTTCTCTGCCATGTCGTAACCGGCCACAGGATCAGGGACCATCCTTCCCCCTTTGGAGATGGGGTAGAGTTGGGGCTTGACGAACTTGTCATGCAACGGAGTGAATTGAAGGACGGATTCAAAGAGAAGGATGGAGACAAGGGGAATCCAGAGATACTTCATCCCCCCTCCTTTTGCCGCGAGTTCTTCCTCCGCTTGATCCGCTTTGGCTTCTTGTTTTGATAATAAGCTATGGTTTCCGCTAACCTCTTTCTAAATTCAGGGCTTGCGAGATTATTTACAACCCAACCACTTAGTAAATCCTCTGGCCTTAACATTCCTTACTCACTTCCCCTCCACTTCCCGCTTGAGGCAGTCATAGTTGTCCCTGTCTAACATATCGTAGGCTCTCTCTAGCAATTCCAGCTTCCCTTTCTTGACGGCGGCGTCAATGAAGTCCAATATCATGTCTTTCGTTGCGCCATTGCCCATCATCTTACAGAAGCCTTCTTCATCAAAACCTCGATTCCGTGTCGTCATGGCTTCCCCCTCCGATAAGCCTGGATGTCTTGGAGGACTTTCTTCGCAAGACCATAAGGACCAATCAATTCCATTTGTGCTTTAAACGCCAGTTCGCCTGAAAGCAAATCGAGTGCAAGTTCCGCTTGCCGCAAAAGCTCCTCGGTGGCTGCGAGACGGGATTTTAATTCCCTGTATTCATTCGGGATATTCCATATTGGTTTATCTTCTGGTAATTCGGGTCCAAATACGCTCACTTACCCCTCCTCCGCTTGATCCGCTCAAATTTCTTGCACTCACATTCATATTTCGTACAGATTTCATGTGTCTGACCACAGAATGGGACGCATTTCCAAAAATGGTAATTGCTATGACCACAGTTTGCACACTTCCCCCGTCCTGGCGAATAGCGGGTCATGGGCGTTGGTTCCATCGTGCAATAGCCTGTTCTCGGGTCCAATTTGGATTTGTCTGATTCCCGCAATGTCGGCAGAATACTCGCCACATTGATTTTATTTCTGGATGTCCGCATGGTTGTATAATAGGAACCTCGACTACCTGAACTTCCTGGTCGTCTGTCCCGTCAAATGGACATGGCTTTATTTCTTCCCCCATCCTATTTCTTCCCCTGCTGGCGGGAGGTGGGGGGCGGTAAGCCTTGCTCGATCAGATAAATGAGCATCTTGGCGCGGGCATCGGCTTCGTTTGGATCGTATTCCTCGTGGTCAACGGTATTATTGAGACGATATTGAAGAACCCACCCACGATTTAGATGCCCGCCGACAAGGATCGCGCCTTTTACTCGGATTGGCAACATCTCCCCCATCTCGGCCACTGTGAAGGCGGAGACCATATCCCCCCTATCAATCGCTTCTTTATGCGGGTGGAAGGTTTCACGTGACTTACATCCCGGGTACATGGAATTAACCCCGAACCAATAAAAATAGCTCTCTTGCTTGATGCCCAATTCCTTGAGCCGCTTGGCGAGCTCCAGGCTGACGACTTGATATTCGAGCTTCATCCCCCCTCCGTCTCTCGATGGGCCTTGAGCTTGGAGATGAATTCTTCCCATCCACAGTTACACTTCCCGCCCCAAGGTTGCGATGTTTCGTGATATACCGCATATATAGTGCAGGCTGAAAAGTGCGCCCCATATTTCACCGCCTCCTCGATCAGACGGGATTGGGAGGAGAGCTTCTTTTCTACAAACTTAGCTACGGCGCGATATTCGTCCCTTTGCCATTCTGCGAGATCGCTCCATTGCCATTGCTCGTCGGAAAAAAAGCTTGAAATCTCTATGGCTAACCTATCGTCGCTCAAATCTTTATTTATATTCGGTTTCGGCCAAATGGTCCCATCCCATCGTTATCTAATTTTTCCACGGAACACCTGGACAATAGAAATGATTAGAAAAATAATTATATTGATAAGGAAAATATTAACGGCAAAGGCAACCCAACAGGGGGAGTGTTGGAAATGACTAATCATCCCCTAGATCTCCAAGATCGGATGCGCTCATGTCGAAATATTCCTTCGCAAACCGATATTCGGCATCTATTAGCTCTGCTAAAATATTTTGCTTTTGTCTCACTTCGCCTCCTTGAGGGCGGCTTGGGCTGTTATCCATGGCTCCTTATGGTCTACAGGATGGATTTCTTCGTCGATGCAGGGCGTATCAGTATGCTCACACGATCTGACGGCCCAATTATCTTCGTTTGCATAGAATTCCAGCCCCTCCCGATACCTCGCTGCCTCTGCCTTCGCCTTCTCAAGCTCGGATTTGAGAGAGGAGAATTCGGATTCTTCTGTCCACCAATCGGCAACAACATTCGTTCCGCCCGGTCCATCGTAGGCTCTATGATTGCCTTTATGCCCTTCCAACAATTCACATCTATGCGACCCTGGACTTATGGATTTACAGATTTCTTCTTTCATCGCTTCCCCGCCTCGTTGGCTCCGCGCTTCATGGCCTCTCAATTACCGCTAGTCCGGCTTCCTTCAAAAGAGTGATTGTATTAAACCATCGGGAAGAATTTTTCTTGTTAAGTTCTTGCACCCGAAACACAGATCCAAGTTCAACTCCGTCGGCGCACGAATCAAGATATTTAATTGCGGCTTCTTTATGGGTTTCAGCGTGTATTTTCTTGTTGTTTATGACGTAAACCACTGCCTTCTCCTCGCCTCGTTGGCTCCGCGCTTCATGGCCTCTCAATTACCGCACGCCTCCGTGCGGGTATTGGTCCCCACCTATTAGCCGGGAATACCTTTCGACAATCCCGGCATTTGCTTACGTACCGGCCGTCAATAAGATCCAGCTCGTACCCCGGATGCTTACAGTGCTTCGCTAGGTATTTCATCGGAACCACATGTAATACATGTGCCGATCGACCGCCCTAATACATAGGGGCTCATAGCCGGCTTTCCGGCGCTGCCAGTTTAATATTATGCGCCCCGTTCGCCCATTACCATCCACAAAGGGGTGGATCCTCTCGAATTCCACGTGTGCCAAGTTGATCTCAATTTCCTCCTGTTTATGTGGCCGTAGGCCATTCACCCTCACCCATTGAGCTACCAACTCTGGCACGTGAGCCCAAGGGGCCCCTTCTCTCTCTCCTACCCAAACCCGACATGTGCGGAAGCATCCAGCATCCGCTCCCAGCTTCTTCCACATGATGCGTTTGTGGAGGCGGAGAATATTGGAGACCGTCAGGGGGCGATCCTTTACCCAATTCCATGCGGCGAGCGACCGGATATCCTCCTCTTCTTCGTCGACATCCTCAATTAGGTTGCTTTGGCGAATCCACTCTTCCATATTCAATCTCCCCGCATTCGCAACGCATTATGAGCGCAATAGCATCCTCACGTTCGACAACCTGAATTAAGAGAAACCTGTGCTGGTGGGGTTTGCTGTGGGCACACCCGGTTAGAACTAGGAGCAACAACGTCAACCAATGGCGTTTGCTCAAAAACCGCGGCTTGGATGGCGGGGATAGTTTTCGGTAGTCTTGCGACTCTATCCACACGCCACCCGAGCCAAATTCTGGTCGGGATAGCGGGCGAATGGAGAAACAAAGAGCCCCACCCACCAACCAATCCCGACCGCGACTCAAGGCGGGACCGCCGGACCCCTCTGCAAGGCACCGACTCCATCGGCCCTATGTGCGCTGCTCCGGCCAACAGGATCGCACAGGAGTACCAAGTGCCCGCCTTAATCTGTGAAACATTTTACAAAAATGTTACAACTTGTCAATAGACCCGTAGATATTTCTTCCCCTCCACCATCCCAATGCGCCTGGCATATTGAATTAGCTTATAGGCCGCCCGGAGACCAAACCCCAACTCCCTGGCCTTCTCTTGGAGCGGCAAATAGATCTTGGGGATCTCCCCGGATAACAACTGATAGCGGAGTTTAATGTAATGCAAAATAAGCTCTTCGGCCTTCTCGGCTTGAATAGGCGGGTTCACTTAGATGCTACCTCCTGGCGTTCCTTCCAAACCTCCACCATAAGGGCAGGTAGAAGGGTGTCTTTGAGTTTTGCGGCAAATTGGCCCGCTGGTAGCCTTTTAACGGCTTCGGCATGGATTGCCTCGTACTCCTGGGTCGGAAGCGATTTTAGGGCCATTAGCGATCGATTAAAGGCCATTTCCTGGGACTTGACTTCTTCCATTTGTTTTGCTAGGCGCTCATACCCCTTCGTGTCGTAGCTGGGGCCGGCCTTGGGCTGCTGTGACGCGAAGCCACTCTGCTTCTTCTTCCATGTCCGGACGGTGGCCTGCCAATCCTTCATAGGGGCCCGCCCTATAAGCCAGCCGTTGCTCTCATAGTGGTCCACGAAAAGCTGCCCATCCAGCGGGAAGCCGATCTTCTTAGCATACTCCGCTACCTGCTCTGCTGTTGGCTTTACGAACTTGGGACGGGGCGGCTTGTCCGCACCTATCTTTTTTATTGGTATGGTTAGGTTAGGTAAGGTGTTATCGGCAGCCGATATACTGCCGATAGGCTGCCGATTGGCATCGCCATATATTTTGCCATGTAATGCCCATATTTTCCTTAATCTTTCACGGTTTCTGTTTGAGTACTTTCCGCGCAGGAAGGTTCCGGCAAAGTCGAGCCAGTCGTGGATTAGGTGTTGGTTTCCTGTTGAATCGACCCAGGAATGTCTTCGTAGGCAGTCAAACATGCGTTCTGCGGTGGCTATCTTAAAGCCCATAATCTCTGCTAAATACTCCGCTCCCCAAGAGGAAACGTCCCCATCCTCGCAGACCTCGATGGCGTGACCCCAAAACATTCCAAGATACCCGAGTGCTTCTGGTACAGACCATCCAATCTCCTTCCTAAAGTCGTGGAACTTTTTAAGCCGAATTATCCTAACTGGGTGAAATTCTATCCAGGCCAATCAACCCCCCTTAATGCCGTATAGAAGTTTTAGTGCCGACTTGATGCTCGTGTGGAATACCAATGGTTTTGGTTTCTCCCACATATTTGTATCACCCACCCTCCTGTAGGCGTTAAACCCATCCATAAAAAGAGCCTTGCCGTATGTGATTAAAAACCGTTTGTCCGGGGAAACCCAGACGACATCAAGCCCTTCATCTGTTTTCCCAATAACTGGAATGAAGGCCATTAAATCTCTTCGATCTTTATCGGGTACTCCGCCTCCACCATTTTCTTTTTAGCGATATAAAGTGGGGTCCTCATCCCTTTTGCATCGTAAAAGCGGCAACTCCCATCCACAAAAAAAACCAGGAAATCAACAACATAGCGGACGCCGCCAGCAAGATGTAGCGGGACCTGCCGGAGAAAGAATAGTACCTCTCCAGCAGCCTTTCTAAGCTTAAGCTGTTCATACGCCTTCGCCTCCTTTTTGCTTGGGAACTTGATCCCGTCGCGCTCCGTTCTTACCGCGTTGAACTTGTGTCTTGGCCACATCCCCCGATTCCTCCTCATACTCGTAGTCGCAACTTTGCCTCTTAAAACATCCACAGCAAGTCGAGGGCTCCAGCCCCCGCTTAAATTGCGCCCAATGGTAGGCGCATAGGTAGTGCGTTATCCCGTGATCGCTCATCTGTCCTTTACCTGCCTAAGTTCATTATTTTTAATCCAAGACTCCTCATCCATCCCGAAGAATGTTGGGCGGAAGTAGGAGCATTTACAAAAGCGGCCAGTGCAAACGCGCCTAGCGCCCCCTTCCTGGTCGTGCCAATTCTCCGGGTCCCCACAAACGCAGACCCTCACAGGAGCTCCACCCGCCCGCAGTCGTCACACATACGCACCCCGATTAGGTGGGTGGTCGTCATTTTCCGGTGGCGGCAGAAGATCCCAAGAAGAAAAGACTTGATTATAGTAAGCAAATAGCGTATGTTATTCATAAAAGTAGACCAGGGGAGACCGATCCCACAATCGGCCTCCGCCTGGTTAAATTTTACCTCCTATACGGATTGCTCTTCCTGTCACGCTCGGCCGCGTCCACAATAATATCGGCAATAAACTTAGTAAGCGCTGCGTTCTCCTTGCGAAGCTGCGCGATCTCGGCCTCCTCGGCGATGCAGGGTGGTGGGGTATGGTTTATCCACGCATGCGTAGTAAAAGCAATGGTTCCGCCTTTCGGTTCCCACAGCACCGGAGCAGGATAACTAGCCGGAACCTGAACCTCCCAGGTAATTCCCCAAACAAACCCCGGGAACAGTGAAGCGAATAGGATAGCTAATCGCTTCATTTTGAAGCCTCCGCAATCCGAAAGGCGATCTCTTCAAGGCTTTGATCGACCGTGAAAACATACCCATCGGCCCGCACATTAAATGCGCGGTGACCGTAAGGACCATTGTGGAAGGAATAGAAGCTAGAGATAGAGCTTGCCTTAAGAATAATCCTATTATCTCCGTCTGAGAACTGAACAAACCCTTTGGGTATCTGCATTACGCTGCCCTCCTTTTATACTCACTCGGATGCCTCTTTTCGAACATGTTCCGCTCGGCGTAGAAATCCTTAGCCACTAGGAATGCTTTAAATTCCCGCTCATAATCGCATTCCAGTGGAATACATTTGAATACACCGCCCCGCGGTAGGTGCAGGATTGCCAAATGATCCACTGGTTGCCCCATGTCCTCGAGCGCATACTTGAGGCCCACAAGCTGCGGGAGCCATTCCTGTTTCGTCTTCTCGGATGTTTTGACGTCCACCAAATACACATGGTTATCCTTGGCGCGATAGAGCGCGTCCAGGATTCCGGCGTACCGATGTTTCTCGTATGCGACCTGGAGCTCAGAGGCGAGCCATTCAGCCACAACGAACTTTTCCCACTCCAGAAATTGAATCACCCCTAGAGCAAATCCATGTCCGGCATCGGCTATAAGGGAGGGAGCGGCTTCCGCCGGAGCCCTCCCATTTAGCCGTTCCTTAATATAGCGCTCGATATGTGAGTGTAGCTGGATGCCAATGTCGGCCGTCCGATCGCGCTTGTCCCTCCAAGCGTCGCGGGCAACCAATAGGGCTTCCGCGGAGATCGTGGTACCAACGATGCTCTTTAGTTTTTCATACATCATCTTGACGCCCCACGGGATTCGCCAGTCGCCCCTGTCAAACATGGCGGCTATTGAAGAGCATCCCGGGACCTCCTCACCATTTAGGATATGGTGGTGGCCATCAGGGAGAAACTTGAGATCCAGGGGGCGGAGGTTCATAAAATCCGGGCCTGCGTACGCCGGGCGATCATAAGGTCACCTAACCTTCGGGCTCTTCATGCGCTTATTGCGGTTGCGCCCCGCACGCACTTCCACCCTGACGGTGTCGCCGGTGCCGTTCCTCGTCGCACCCCGACGCAGAGGCAGGCCATATCGTTTTTGTTTCCTAAGTTTATGCTTTGACATACCCAGTACAATTTCATCCCACGCCCTTCTAAAATGTTCGGCTGTGGCGATATCCCAGAGACCAGCAACCGTTCGGTTGAATTTTCTTGACGCTTGGTTTAGTCTCCGTCTACCTCCCATTCATTCCCCGACTTCTGCGGTAGCGGTTTCGGGTACGGCTTTAGCCTGAATATCGGCAATCCACTGCGGGATTTCGCGGCCGGTATCCGGCGTGATCTTCACCATCCCCTTGGGGAGCTGCGAGATTGCGGAGATTTTCGCCCGGGTTTGCCCATCCTGCCCCTGGTAATGGATGATATTAAGGAGACAGTTGGCACCGATCAGGTTGTCCAGGTCGAATCCGGCGAGCTCTTCATCCGTAAACGCCTTGCCGCGCCAAGCCGTTAGGTCCTTCCGGAGATTACTCTTTTTGCTCAGGCTGTGGGTGTAATCCTTAAAGATCTTAAAGCGCTTGCCGTTAAAGTCGTCGTTTGACTCAATGCGGGCCTCGAGCTCGAAGCCGATCTTGAGCTTATGCTGAATGCGCGACTCGCCCTTGAAATCCGACTGCTGCCGGCCGAGATCCCAGACATCGAAACAGACGGCCTGGATATTCTCCTGGGGCGGCAGATGAATCACCCGAGATTTTCCTTCGCTTACAATAATTGGCATTTAATCCTCCCTCCCTGCGTATCTTTTTAAAGTCGAATCCTGCTGGTCTTCGGGCGACAAGTAGTAGACCGTGTTCCGCGTCTCTACCTTAATAGACACGATATCGGAGGTGTGAATAGCCTCGCCAGGCCTAAACCGCGGATCATAATAGATGTCGCCAAAAACCCGCCCATCGCCAATACGCCAGTTCTTGATTGTACCACCCTGCTTTTTCATCACCCCTCCTTATGTGTACCTGCTAAGATGCCGCAGAATGGAAGCGCTGGAAATCACGTAGGCTCTTCCATCAATCTTCCCGCGGATCTTCTTCTGCGCCAGAAGCCGGTAGGTCTTCCGCCTCCCCATGGAAAAATACTGGCGAACCTGCCGAACGCTTATAAATGGCGGAAGCTCTAGGATCTTGACGTCATCCATGGCGTGCTCCTTCTGCCCAAATAGTTTGGGCAAAGTATTGACAAATTAATTGATGTTTGGTAAGATACAGGTATGAACTTCTCAGCGGCAAGGGTGGTCCCACAATGGGCATTGCGCGTTTCGTCCTTTTTTCTTTGGTTAGGCGCCCGCTGTGTGGGGCAACTTGCGCCTAGGGTCAATCCTATAAAAGGGATTGCGGGATGTCAAGAAAATTTTACAAATATTTTACATAACATCAATACTGCTAAAATATGCTTAAAATACCGTCGAGAGACCTAGAGAAACTAATTGACGCCGCGCTTGCGAAACATCAATGGACACAGGAGCGGCTTGCGGAAGAATTAGACACTTCCCCGGAAACCGTATCCCGCTGGAAGGCTGGCTCTGGCATCCACAAGGTTCACTATGAAGAGCTTAAGCGCCTGGCAAATGAGGAAGTTTCGGAGACGCCAGTAGAGCCCGTGGGCCAATCGGTGCGCATCCCATTTGACGTCACCATCCCCCGCGGCACCCTGAAAATTTCAATGGATCCGAATGGGAACATTCGCATCCATGGAGAGCTCGTGGCGAAGCTGGGTAAAAAGGAGGAATAATGTTTGGGTGGTTGGCGCTTATTTGTCTCTTGCTTGACCAGGAGGACCTGGCCGTGATCTTCATTATCTTATGGTTCATATTTTAAGGAGGGGCTTATGCTTGGCGATAAATACATCCTTATAGGGAAGAATCCGGTAAAAACTGATGATGATAATTTATGGGCTCAATGGTTTAATGATATAATCGCCCAGGATCGGGCTGGGGAATTTTTCATCATTACGACATTTTTGGGGTTAGACTATAACCGCAATCCGGGGGAGCGTCCGATCCTATTTGAAACCGCTGTATATAATGGCCTGGGAGAGCGCCAAGTTGTGTATTGCCGGTACTATTCGGAGCATGACGAGGCCGAGGCGGGGCATGGCGCGGTCGTGGCGGCGCTTGGGGGTACCCAATGATCCTCCTTTTGATTGCCGCCGGATGCTTCTTTACGGGGCACATAGCCGTGGGGCTTGGGTTTATTGTTTTATGGGTAATGTTCGGAAGGGAGGACTAATATGGCTTGGTTAGAATTCCGCAAAACTAAAAACGGGGTAGCAAGGAAGCAAAATAAGAAGACGGGGCAGTGGGAGACCGGAAGCTGGTATGGCTTGGGGCGCGATCCTAAAACCGGGGAGCGGATAAGTATGCCGGTTGGCGTCCGGGAAAACTGGCGGAAGGTGCGCGACGAAATTGAGGCTATTGAAACCGGGGCGGTTGAGCGTACCCCCACATCCCCCACGCTTAGGGAGGCGTATCGAGATTTCGAGCAAATCGTTCTAAGGCGTGGCGGCTCCCCCCTAACCTGGGTGAACTATAAACAGGCCCTAGATAAGCTGGTAAAGTTTTTAGGGGAAAGCGCGGAGATTCACACTATTACAACAAAGGATCTTAAGCGCTTTAAGATTCATCTCCTGGACAGCCATACCGTTAATGGCATGTTCTCTATCCTTGGGCCCGTCCGTACGTTTTTTTCTGCATGTGTTGAGCAGGAGTTTATTAAGGTAAACCCGGCATCAAAAATAACGAAAGGGTTAAAACCTCAGAAGGTGGCTACCTTCCTAACCGATGAGCAGGTCAAGTGTGTGCTCGCCCAAATCGACACCGCCGGCGTTTGGAAAGATGTGCGCGGCGAGTTTAGGGATATCATAAATACCGTGCTCTTAACCGGAATGCGTGAGAGTGATGTGGCCAACTTCAAATGCTCCTGGGTGCAAGATGGAATGATCTATATTACCAATGGGAAGGGCAATAAATCGCGAACGATTCCTGTCGTTCCCATGCTGGCCAACCTATTAGCGAAATACCTGAATAGGGGAAACGAGTATGTGTTCCAGGGCTGGCAGAGGAGCCACCGGCTGAGCCTGTACTGGTGGCGGCTATATAGGGCGGCCCAAAAGAAGTGCCCCGGGCTACCTAAGCGGTGCCGCTTCCACGACCTCCGACATACGTTTGCCAAAAACTTTCTAAGCGGCGGTGGGGACCTAAAACGCCTCCAAATGATCCTTGGGCATTCTAAAATCGGGGTCACCGCGGACATCTATGGCCACCTAGACGTCGCTGACCTTGTAGAGGATATGGGGCGGGTTAGGGCTGGCTGGAGCCAAAATGAGCCCGCCCTTAAGGTGGTCTAGTCATTTGGGCAAAAATTTGGGCTGGATTGCGGAATACGCGGGCCTAAAGAGGCACCTAAAGGCACAATGGAAAATCCGCTCCCGCCACAATTCACCGACGAGAAAGTGGGTTATTGTAGGTAGATCGAGGGAAATTAAATGGTGCGGTTTTTTGACGATCAACTAATATACAAATCTTTTTATTCGTGCTTTCGCCCGTCGGTGATGTCGAATTTTCAGTTTTCATTTGGGCTATATTTGGGCTGGTTGACAGGTTTTGGGATATTAAAGAACTTTCGAAAGGCCATTGCTACTACCCGTAGGATGGTCTCGTTAAGATCCTCCGGGTTTCCACGCTCAAAGTGCACCCATATCCGCTCCGCGGTGGGACGGTCGTAGCCCTCTTCTTTAAGGATGCGCATGAACCTGGTTTTAGTCATTGAGCCCCCTGGACGTACGGGCGGGATTCGAACCCGCGAATGATGGTTTTGCAGACCACCCCCTTAAGGCCACTTGGGTACCGTACGAATATTTTTCATTGCTGTAGGAATCATATCTAATTTGGTATACTCTTTGCAAGCTTAGCACAAAAAGGAGGCCACACTTGAAACAGGTAATCATAATCGAGAAAGCAGACATAGAGAAGTTAAGAGAGGGAAAAACAATGTCGTTAAACGAATCTATTGACATTGCGTTTGAGGTGCGCGGGCAAGGAAGTAGTGGCGGATTAAAACGAAACACCATTCTTGACGCGATCGCATCTAACCCTGGACTCGCACCAGCAAAACTTGCCGAACTTGTCGAATCAACCCCCAATAGAATATACTCGCACATAACACATCTTAAAAAAGCTGGTCGTATTTACAAAGACCACAATAAGGGTGGCTGGTTTATTAAGAATGGTAATGGCCATAAATCTATAAGGGGGGTCTCTAGCAATGGCCACAAATAAGCAGCAGGTCATCACTGCCTCCGACATTGAGCGCGACCTTAAGATCAATACAATCCGCGGCCCACTAAAACGCAGGTGCAGTCAGTGTGGGCAGGGGTACTTTAGAAGGAATTTAGCAGAGGTCTGGACTACCCGGAATCTCGGAAGGCGTTACGGGTGGCATAAAGAGATAGCCAAAGTATGTATAAAGTGTCAGGATGAGAATGAGAGCAAGAGGATTCTGACGATCTGCGACGTGCAGTTTAGTAAGCTGGTAAAGAAGGCTTAATTTCCCAACTTCTTACAGCGCTTGGCTCCGCTCCACCAGGCCGGCCAGCCCGCCACAGTTACGGCGGCATACATCATATTCTTGCGCCAGGGGGCTATGCCAGTAACCCCCATAGCTTCCCGGAAGGTCCTGTCGGCCTGAGACTTGGTGCATGGTTTGGTCTGGTAGAGCCAATCATGTATCACTGCGGCTGCATGAGCGGTATTGCCAGCCAACAGATAGGCCAATGGGAGCCGCGGGACCGATGCAAAGTCGGTGATAAAACCAGCTCGGACATTCACCGGGCCCACGATATCGCTTTCGTATCGGAGATCCTCGGTAAGCTTCCAGGTCTCCTCGTCAATCGCCTGGACGATCAGCGGGTCTAAAAACCTAGCCATTAGTCGCCGCAGTCACCACACTTAATGGTCGCCCCACACTTGGGACAGTTAATCCGCGTGCCACAGCAAGCCGCAATAGCCGTTAAAGTCGTTCCGCACTTACACTCGATCTCAATACCTTCCACCATTACTTCCATTTAGTCCCCCTTGATAATGATTTTATAGACCAGAAAATAAAATATGATCGCAGCCGCCAATGTCCATGCCATTTAAGCGCTCCTTATGGTAAGCTGGAATTGGTCCTCCCCCTCAAGATGCTTCATGAAGCGGTGGAATCCCAGGCCCGAATCGGTAATTGCCCATTGCTTATTGATCTCCGCGAACCCGACACCCACCAGGATGCAGCCGCGAGAGTCCGACATAGCGTGGTTCCCCTTATGGAACAAGATGTGTGTGCGGCCGGATACCGGGATCTCGAAAGTCTCCCCGAATTTGGGCGATATCATGCGACACGGGATATAATTCCCCTCGGGAATGCACGAGATATTAGGCTGGTTGTCTAGCCAGAGGCGCTCCATGGTCGTGCAGATGATGCCGTCGCCCTGGAGTACCCCAGGAGTCCCATCTGGCGTCGGGGTAAACCGAACCAGCGTGAGGTGCTTCATTTGCTCCGGAGCATTTGCTTAATATCGTCAAGCTGTTTGGAGATCGAAGCATAGTTTGCCCGGAGCTCCGCGATATTTGTCTTAGCTTCTACGACGCCGGCGCCAATCCACCAGCACCAACCAAGGATTATTGTCTGGAGGACGCCTACCAGGAACATTATGATTTTAGACTTATCTCCGTTGCTTTCTGCCACGTTTATCCTCCCCGGATTTGGCCACGGCGCCTGTCTCCATACCGAGGCCAATAGTTTTTTTCGAGCTCATTTGGTTTCCCAAAAAATCAGCAAGCCCCATGCGCCTAAATGGGGATTTGGCCAGGTCCACAACATTATCTGCGGTTTTAGTGAACCCCCTGGCTGCCTCCGGGATGGCGGAGGTCCGCACATCAATTAGTTCGTGCTGTAGCCCAAGCTTCTTATCTAGCGTCGGAGAAATAGCCCCAAGCTTCTCGCGCAGGGCGATCCACATAGCCCTCTGTGCCTCAGTTATTTCCGGAATAGCCGATGTATCCTTATTAAAAGACTTCCCAATCTCATCACCCAGGAAAACGCGCTCAATATTGGCGTTCATGAAATCCATAAAGTCACCCATTCTTCTCATAAAGTTATTTTTATATTCAATAAGCGACTGGACGACCGGGTGATCGGTGGTGTTGTATCTCCTTGCCGCCTGCTGTATAACCGGATTCATCGCATCGGCTACCTCTTTAGTTACGATGCTATTGGGCGGGATCGCCGGTGCGGAGGTTAGATCTGGTTTAATGCGGTTGGGCGCACCAGCCACCTGCTGGGCACTAGTCTTCGATACGTTAGAGATTTCACCTTCGATCTCTCCGCCCAGCTTATTTATGGCCCGCGTTGCCGCTTTTTCCATTTTTTCCTTATTGCTCGTGGCAAGGTTTGCCACGCCCTTATCCATATCAAGCGCAACCTCTCCAACCCTGGGCTGCCCCTTCATATATCGGCTTTCACGAATAAGCTTTGGTGCCTGGAGGTTGCGGTTAGCGATTTCTGTTTGAATCCCCCGCGTTGCTCGGCTCACCATCGGACCAGCAATACCCATGCCGGCCTCCAGGGCAAAGTCTGAGGGCCGCGTAGGCATTAGCTCTGCGGCGGTTGCCAGCGTCCCACCGCCCATGGCCGCTGCGTTTCGGACAACGTTTGCGGCGCCACTAGGAAGATACTCAGATGCCGCCCCTGAGACATCGGAAACAATATTTCCAACAGAACCTAACGTTGCCTCCTTAAACTTCCTCCCAGCACCCTCCAGCCACCGGCGCTTCTCGTCAAGTATCTGTATGGGGTTGGTCGTTGTCGATGTCGGGAACGGATTGAGGAATTTTGTGACAGAGGCGGCTGCTGCCGGGGTGCTTGCCACGTTTACATCCCCCTCCCTAGAAACAATATCGGATGCAAACTTAGCAGTCGCCTGGGCCGGCCCAGCATAACGGCCGAGCAGACCGTCGCTTCGATCCATAGGTGGCGGTGCCTTTTCGCCGCGCATAGCCAGCTTAACGGCATAGATATTTTCCGGTGTCGGGTTGTCTATTTTTACTTTTTTACCATCGATAATAACAGTTGCCATTTTATTCAAAAACCTCAGCCACGGTTCCATCGGGAAGTGTTATTTTTTTACTACCGCCAGGCGGGGGGACATCTTGACCACCACTAACACCGAACAATTCCTTAAGCCCAGGCGATGTCTCTTCCTCGTCGGCAATTCTACCCTCAAGCTCCTCGATTACGGAAAGAATACGATTAAGGTTTGTCTCTGTTGGGAGTAAAACTTCCGGCATAATTGGGGCAAAGATTTGCTTTTCAGTCGGAGTAAACGCCGTGCCACCCATTTGCCGACCAAAGAGGGCGAAGTTTGTCCTAAGATCATTTAAAACCCTCTGGCGTTCCGGCGGTAGGGTCCCGACATATTCCTTGAATTTTGCGATCGGGTAGTTTAAAAGTCCGGTGACATCAATATTATTTGCGATGGCGTAATTGAACCCCTCCTGCAATTTATGTGCGAGCCTTAGACTTCTACGGAAATCGTTGTACCTGAGCTTTACTGATGGCTCAACGTTTACTCGCTCCATTTCCTTCTGCCTACCGGTAATAGCGGCCTCCTTAGCTGGGCCAGTACCAATAACTGCGCCAGTGTTTGCTGAGACCTCTACATACCCGGGTTGTGGAATTTCACTCACATCTCGCGTCTTAAGGTTCACGTAAAGCTTATTGCCGCCCTTCTGCCCCGACCGATAATACTCCGCCTGCGCTCGCTTGAGATCCTCGCTCGCTAGTTTATCTAGTTCCTCTGGCGTAAGTTTCGACCTATCAATGCCCGATACTGTTCGATAAGACACGTTCACCGGGCGCTTAAAGTCCGGCAAAGGCGGCCCCTCCACCGGAGTTTCCGTGGTAACCGTCTGAGATGTCATATAGTTAGACATCGGCGTATTCCCCCGGCGCAGACTCTCCGCCTCTTGCGCCAACTTGGACATCTCCTGAGTCGTCTTTTGGCGGTCTAGGTTGGCTTTCTTAATCGCCAGCACATCCGAGATCGTTTTATCGACGATCCCAGCGCCCGCATTAATCTTATCCAGGGTGTACCCGCCGGGATCCCGGCCGCCGGACTCGTAGAAGGCCAGCTTTTGAATCATGTCTGCTAAATCAGCCATTGAATTTCTCCTTATCTAAAGCCGGAGTATACTTTTCCGGCCGTGCCAGCCACGTTAAGGGCGGTATTAAGATAATCGACCCAGTCCTTCTTCCCGGCATTAGCTTGGGCCTGGCCGAGACGCTCGGCAACCCCCAACTCCCTCCGCTTGAGCCCCTGATTAAAAAGGGTGTCATCCCGGTTAGCCGAGAACGTCTTGCCGAATTGGTAGGCATTCTGTGAGCGGTCCTTATTGCGCTGTAATAGGTCCTCGATCGTCTTGCTTAGGTCGATGGTCCCCCTGGCACGCTCAGACTCCAGCGTATTAAGCCCGGAGGCCAGGTCGCGTCCGCGGGCGCCTTCGATCTTGTCGAGCGTGTAGCGGGAATTGGGGCTGGTGAGCATCCCCTGGCCGGCGAGATCCTCCGCGGCGCGCTGCTTAGCCGGTCCGTAGACCGTGTCGTCATAACCCGCCACAAGATTAGACCGGCCGGCATTGTAAACCTTGTCGAGCTGTTGGGTAAGAGCCATTAGCCGTTGCTCCTCGGCGCTCTTGGCGGCCCCGAGCGTCCCCGGGTTTACCAGAGCATCGGGATTCCCCATGATATACTCGTCCGCCAGGGAGTTAATTTGGTCGGGAGCCATACCCTGGATGAACTTGGACGCAAAGCTCGGCGTTAGATTGGAGGCGACAAATTGGCGCACTTGATCCTCGGTTGGGAGAGACCCAGTTTGCGCCAAGACGCGATCGGCGAATGCGGAAGCTAATGCGCGTGTACCACCGACGTATACATCATCTCGGTTATTATCCCGGAGCGGCTGCCCGAGGGCTTCATAGCCCTGGTCGAACGTGTTCCCGTAGGCGCGGGCGCCCTCAGTGTTGTAGATTGGGTTAATAAGATCGGCCACCCCCTGGTTACGGGTCGTCCGGCTCGTGAATGTATGCCGGCGATCTGGCCCCGGGTCTTGCTGCCTACCAGCGTTTTTTTGGTCAATCGAATCCTTCCACAACGCAGTGGCCGGACTTATCCGAGAAACCACCGTTGCTACGTCACCCCAAAATCCCATATATTCCTACCTCCTAACCGTAATGCACGAGCCGCTAACCGCATAGAGCTCTTGGCCAGCTCGCCACATCATCTTGACCGCGCCAGAGCTGAAAATCACCACTTCTCCATCTTTCATGTCCGTCAAATTCGGCGTCGAGCTCACGATCTCAAACTGCGCAGGCTGCGCCTGGCCGTATAGGTTCGTGAATTCCGAGTCAATCTTCCCCTGGCTGTCATGCGAGTTGTGGATAGGCCCGAACGCACATAAGCCAATGGCCGCCAACAGGATCCATGGCCTCATTTGTTCGAAAGCGACTTCGCCGGCTCATAAAGGATATTCACGTTGTTGATGCCAAGCCCGATATCTGTCTCCCCATTCTGGAGGCGCAGCCGGATCGTCTTAGCCTTCCGGGTTACCCCAGTTATCTCCCTGGAATAGCGGCCGCTGCCAGCGATCGAGAATGTGGAGTAGGAGAAATCACCCTCATCGCGGGAGGTTCCAATGGTCATTACGCCTCCGCCGGATTTGGTGCCATCTATTAGGTATTTAAGAATGTTCTTGTCGAAGAAATAGTCGCCCAATGGGAGGTCTGGGGTATCGTAAATCGAGACGATGGGGCTACCATTGAAATTGGTGCCGTAGTCCAGGCGATACACTGTTCCGCCGGTAACGGCGCCCCCGTAGAGCACGTTTCCGGCCTTGGCGTAGCAGTTAATCGGCAGGCCAACAATGGGCATCCAGGCGTCTGGGTTCGTGTTTGTAATTTTCGACTTGACATAGGTGAGCCGGAGCGTCGGGTCTGACGTGGTCGTCACCGTAAGCCAATAGCGATTAAGCCAATCCATGGCAAAGGCCCGGGCGTCCGTGGCCTGGCCCTCAATATGAGAGATTGTCACGTTATCCACGTTGGAATGAGGGTCCGCCACCGATTGAATTGTGGAGGCCCACTGGATGTATTTATTGATCGTCGGCGCATTGATGACTACGCCGGGGGAGATGCCCTGCCAGGTCTGCGTGGTAATATTAATAACGCTGGTGGAGGTCCGGTAGTAATAAGAAATAGCCCCGCCATTCGTATTTCGTGCGGAATCAAAGTTCCCCCAGGCGGTAATCGTGTTCATCGTGGAGACGTCCGATATGAATTGGCCTGTGGTGGCGGCCAAGAGCTTTATCGTCGAGAATCCGGTGAATGTGGAGGTGTAGAAATCGTAGGAGCACCCGCTGTCTAGCCCGGATGTCGCCTCGATGCGTATTTGGAACTGGGATCCGCTTAGGTCTGAGGATGTAAAGAGCACCGGGACACTAAAGTTGTAGGTGATTTCATTGAAGTTTGTGTCTACCGGCATCCGCGTAAAGTCCGTGGTTTCCCCTGTCCGGTTGTTCTTAATAGTGATCTTAACGTTGGGCGAGCAGCCACCCGGCGTACCGCGCGATACCAATGTTAGCGAGGTCGGATAGCCGAAGAAATTTAGGGGAACCGTCTCTGTGGATAGGCGTACGCGGTAGTCATACAGGGAGAGCCCGGGATTGGATAGCGAAATATGCGGGTTATTGTTCGCCGCGTAAGACGCGGGCGTCGGGTAGGTCGATCTATTCATGTAAAACGGCTCCGTAGAAACCGTCAGAAGACCGGACAGCGTCGCCGTCGTGCCGGAAAATTGCCCCCGGCTAAATTCCGCCTGGCTGTCCCAGGAGTCCGTGACGATATTGGTTACCCCCTTATTAATTCTGGTAATATCGGGTTGAATTAGATCGCTAACACGCTCAATGTTGCGATAAACGCCTGTCTGCCCGAGAAAATGGCTCTGGCCGTCCAGAACGCGCACGGAATCATTGGAGACTACGCCGATATTCGCCTCCTCTTTGCGAGCCTTATAGTCCGAAGAGTTGTCTCCGTAAATCGTATAGATGCTATGCTCTTTGCCGGCTCGCAGTTGCCCCTGATAGATCCAAAGGGCTGTCCCGATCTGCCCATCCCCGCGGCCAACCGGCACAACATTGATGGATGGCCAGGCAAACTGGTTATCCGGCGCAATAACGACGTTATCCGTCGTGATTACAGCGCTAAAGTAGAGGTCTGAGGCGGCATTAGGTGCGCCAAACCCCCAAACGCGGTCCTGGTAATATGCCCCGTAGCGGAATTTAGGCACATTGGGGGTCCCGTTGGACCCATTTAGGATGACTTTTGAAGTTCCGTCCCATGTTTGGACAAAATCTACCCCGTTAAACCCCCACATTTTATTGCGTACCTGGATCCAATTAAGGAGCGAGCCGGTATTAGAGGCGGAACTAACCAGCACCCACGTGCTAAAGTCTGACGTCTCCAGGGTAACGCTGGAGTCGGTCACCAAAAACGTGGTTTGCCCGCTCTCCCGAACGAAAGGGAAAATTCCGGTAACCTTGGAGAGTGTTGCGCTCGAACCAAGAGCCACGTAGCCATTGATCCGCTCGATCTTCCCGTTATCAATGAATACATTCTGCATGTAGGGACTATATTTCTTATCCAGCTTATGGCTGGGTAGCACGGTATTGAGGCCACCGCTAAAATCGTCGATCAGCTCCTGGTCGATACTAGGAGCAATGGCCGCCCCGAGGAGCGGAAGTGCTATTAGAAGGACCTGCCAGCGCTTTAGCATCCAGCCTCTTCCGGCTCGACGTATGAGCCCCAGTGAAACCCGGTCCCCTCGGAATCCTTAATGATGACGGATTCTAGCTTTTTTGCGTCAGCTATTACGGACGCCTTAATTGCTAACCCGTGGTCCCGATTATTTAGTTTCCCCATATAACAAAGGTGCACGGCGTAATCCTTGACCAAATCGTGGTAAACGGTGGGTAAATCCAACTCCGCAGACTCGCTGGAGGCTGCCGGCCGGTAAACGTAGCTCAAATAAACCTTCTTCCCGACGGCGGATTCGGCAGTAGAGGGCCGCGGGTGGATCAATAGGTTCGACCCGTCGCGCACAAGATACTGCGGGCGCCCCTGGCTGTCGGTTGTCGTCTCCAGCCACATGGGTGAGATCTCAGCAAGCTCCTCCTCGGGGATGATCCTAAGCGGCAGGACATCTCCCGGGATGCTGGGATCCCCAAAATAGGCCTTCGTGGGCAGTATTAGGTCGCTGGCGTAGGTGCTAATGGCGTAGGAAGCCGTATTGGCTGTTACCTGAAAATTGGTTCGCTTGATCGGCTTTTTGACCAGAGCCCCGAGATACCGCACGCCCTGGTCAATAAAACCGTTCAATTCGGCATCGGTGAAATCGGACGTGCTCGCCTCCGGCTGAGAGATCGCCTGACGAATAAGTGTTCGGGTATCCGATTGTGTCGCCATATTAGGCCACCGCTTCCTCTAGTTCCTTGAGATTTTTCTTGATGACCTTGCGATCCGCCTCATCAAGAGATTTCTCCAGTTCCTTATATTTAACCTGCGCCTTAACGTAAGCCGTGCTAACAGAAGCTTTGATTGCCTGCGCCTCACGGTTTGCCTCGGCCACGATTGCGTCCGCCGTTTCAACCGCCTTCCGGATGCGCTCCTCGGCTTCAACGTTCTGCCGGGCCAGCTCCGTGTTCCGTTCCTGGAGCTGAGAATGTTGCGTCTCTAAGGTTCGATAATTCAGCATCTCCTGCTGCGCAAGAGGCGCCAGCTTAGTAATGAGCGCCCCAAACTGCTTGAGATACTGGTCCAGCGTTTCAATGCGTCCTGCCATGTGTTCCTCCTTTATGGTCTTACGTCTACTTGCTTATCCGTAATCTTTCCGCGTTCCAGCTTCCCGGTCACATAATCCTTGCCTTTAACGGTATCCGGCAACATTACCCGCTTATCCAGCTCTCGCAGGCGGGCCCGGGATACATTTTTCATCGTATGCAGCGAGTCGGTTTCCACGAGCGTTGGGAAGCCAAAGATCTTATCCTTCTCGCATCCCGGACAAACGTTGATCTTGTATCCGGCCTCGAAAATAATCCAACAGACATCGCATCTATTCGTCATAAAATTGTGCGGTGGGGAGCCCCGCTTAGCAGGGCTCCCCAACCGCTATGCTCTAATTACTGAAAGACGTAAAAGAGCGCTCCCAGAGTGTGGAAGTCGGACCTACTCGGCCGGAGAATCAGGCCCTTATTAAACCGCATGGGTTTAGGGGTGCCAGAGAATCCAGACGCATAGGCGCCGGGCCCACCGCTCGAGGCGTTGACGTTGTATAGCCGTACCATAGGACCAGTGTTCTTCCCTGAGTCCGCAGACGTGGAATCAAACACATCGCAGAAGTCGGACGTTGTTCCGGAACCAAAAATGATTCCATAGAACGAGCCCGACATGCCGCCAGAAAGACTCTTTTCCAGCGGAACCCCAACGTTGCCCGGGAGGGTGACGGTGGAATAACCCACGCCAGTTCCGGAAACGAGGAAGCTTATAGTCCAGGTGCTAATGTCAACTCCGCCGTAATCAGCCGTTGCCAAAGTGTTCTGGTCGCCACGAGGGAGTCCCCTCATGTCGGCATTAGCCACTCCGACGCACAGCAAAAACACGGCAGCTACTAATGTTTTAAACTTCTTCACGTTCACTACCTCCTTAAGGTTTAAGCTGCGCTGTTGATGACCACGAAGTGGTCACTCCTGATTACGTTCTGTCCATACAACGACTGCGCGACGAAGAGGTCCGCCAGGACCAGGTTCGACGTGGTTCTCGTACGCTCGATGTCGACATTCTTCTGCCAGGCGATCGCAATAGCGCTCTTGTGGATCAAGAGGTTCTTTTTGACGGCCGGGGTTCCGGTTTCGACAATGGACGTAGAGAGATACACGGGCGAGCCAAGCAAGGGGAACACGTAGCCGGTCGTCAGGACGTTTTTAGAAACGCCCGCCGAGTCGGCCGAGGTCAGCTGCTGCTCATTCAGAAGCCCGTTGTAATAAGCCACCGGGTGCAAGCACCAGGAAAGCTCCTCCAGCGGGATGTTCTGATTAGCGAGCCGCAGCATCGCTTCTTGCGCCAGCGTCTTGTCAAAGTTCGCAGGCGAGCTCGTGCTACCGACAGAGTTGCCAGCCGCAACGCTCGAGTGGAGCGCAGCAATCTGGGCATCATATCTGGCAGCAAAGGCCGCGCCGGCGGCAGAGGGGAATTTCGAGTCCGGGGTCCAGAAGGACTGGGCCTGAGCCCGGTCCAGGACGCGGATCGCAATTTGCTCCCACTGGTTCAGTGAAACATCCGAAGTCGTTGGTGTATAGTTCTGAGGAGTGAAGCTTCCGTCCGCGGCCACAGTTCCAACGGTGTACCGCTGGTCAATGGTCACGTGGATGACATCACCCTTCTTATTCGCAATACCGCTCTTGTTCGCCACGCGGTTCAAAATGACACCCTTGGCGTAACGAGCGTCTTCGATCTTCTCGTCCCACAGCTCTTTGACAGTCGCGTTTAATGCGGTGTTATCAAAGTCATTAGCCACTTTTGTTTACCTCAAAAGTAACTGCAAGCTATTCTCTATTTCTTAGTGACAAGCCGCTCGATTTCGCCCAATACCTGCCTTCTGCGTTCCATGAATTTTTCATCCTGGCGCAGAGATGGATTTGCGTCTAGCTGGTCGTTGAGTTTCTTCTTTTCAGCCAATAGGTCTTGCTCGGAGACGGACCGCTTGTCTCCCATACCTGGATTTCCAGTGCCGGTTCCCCCCATTAGCGTCTTTTTAAGGACGGTTGGGTTGGTTGGCTTTTGGGCTTCTCCAAGTTCCATTAGGGCGTATTTGACCGCCAGGTCTGGATTGGTCTTAGAGAGTTCATTCAGGCCGGATTCAATAAGGAATTCCTTAATGCGGTGTGCGCGTTCGGGATCCTTAGCGATTCGCTCCTGGAGCGTTTCCTTTGAGTCTGGGCTTGTTTTTGGGAATAGCTTTTCCAACGCCTCTTGCTGTTTGCGCTCTTGTTCGGCCACGGCGGCAGATTCTCTCCAGCCGGTAAAATCCTGCTTGAGGGCAGCGATTTGAGCATCATAATGGTCACGCAGGGCTTTTTCCCTTGCGGCCAAAATGCGCTTATGTTCCGGTGAGAAATGCGCCGGGTCAAAGTCGGGCACATCCGGGGCGACAGGTGGTTTTTGGTTTAAAGACGCCTGTTCCTCTCTCCATTTACGGAGAGCGGCAACTTCTTCTTTAAGTTCTCGGACTGCTTGTCGTTCACGGTAATAATCCGAGGCGGGGCGCCTTCTTGTCGGCTCCGGTACTTGAGGCACTTTGCTACCAGCTTCGACCTCGCTGGCGGTTGCCGGTTGAGGCTCCGGGGCCGCTTGCGCGGGTTGCGGAGTCTCCAACGCCGGGGGTTCAGACCCGGTACCCTCAACAACGGGGGCAGTTATAATTTCGTCAGGTGACATTTAGTTTTCTCCTCTTTAGCTTGTTACGGCCTCCCGCTCGCACGGGGAATCTTGATTAGGAGCTACTACATTAAAAACGTGGGTATCGTAAGACTTTCGCAGGCCGTTCTTTACCTCGATGACATCGTCCCAGGTGTACTCGTACGGCCCAATATGGCCCAATTTGATCGTCGTGTCGCACCAAATCTTGTAGCCAAGCTTCCGCGCTTTCTCGCAGAAGTACCAATCTTCCGACATGTCTTCCCAGGTGCCGTCGATGAGCATCTTTTCGTGCTGGAAAAACGGATAATACGCCGTCGTCCCATGCTTGCAGAGTGGCGCGATGTTTTCATTGATGAGCCTATTGAGCACCTCCCTGCGGATCACCATGCAGCCGGTTGAGATGGAACGCACCTCGTGAATCTTTCCGTTCTTCCCAAACTCAATCGTCTCTGTACCTAATGGGCGGATGGCGAATCCGGGCTTAATTTTTGATTTCGTCACATACGCGGCGCCGACGACGTCCAGTTTAAGCTGGTGCGCCTCGTGCATTAGCTTGGTCGCATCGAATGGAGAAATGACGATGTCATCGTCAATAAACATCAATAGCTCATCCGTCGTAGCCTTTAAGAACTGGGTGGCTGCCCGTGAGCGTGAGCGCGAAATCAGCGCGTCGCCATCCACAAGGCGTACGGTCACCCTGGGATTGGGGCAGCCCTCCAGGGCTCGCAGGTTCTCGTAGGTTTGCGCTTGGATCTCCCGGTGAGCGCAGACGGCTACGGTGACGGAAAAGTCGCTCATTATTGGGCGGCCGCCAGGATTGCCTGTTTTTTGCTCTCAAGCTCTTGGAGCTTCCCAAGATACTCAGAGTAAAGGGTGGCGTATTTCTCCTTAGCCGCGTCCGCGTCTGCCCGAGCCTGTTCGGCCTGGAAAAGCCGGGTCTTAAGCTCGGCTCGATCCGCCGTAACCTGCTCCTCCTTAAGCCTCAGCTCTCGAACCCGGTCGTCGATTTTACGCTTCGACTCAATCTCCGCCGTGCCAATAGCTTCCTGAATGGCGGCTTTTTTCCCCTCCAGGGCGGCAACCTCAGCCGTGAGAGACGCCTTCTTAGACTCCAGGAAGGAAAGATTACCCTCGGCCACAGAAACCTTCGAATCGATCGCCTTCAGATCCTTCAGGCACTCCTTTGCAACCTCCTCCAACCTCTTAAGTGACTCCATGTTTAATTCCTCCAGTTATTACGCCTGCTTAAAGACTATTGCGAAAAAGTAAATCCTCTGTCCGTGTAAACCTTGTCAATCCTTAATCCCATAAAGGCCGTCATGGTCGAAGTGTCCACCCAAGAAGCGTTCCCCGTCGGGTTTTTGGCGTGAGTGGCCCCTGCGTGTTCTCCAAAAGGTGTTCCTCCTCTAGCTGTTGCGGAGGGGAGAACCAAATCATAGGTAGTGACGTTCGTCACGCTTGTTGGGCGAATGACGAGGCGGTATTTTTTCCCGGCGGTTAAATCTACAGGCTCTGGCCAGGTGAATAAACTAACCTGGGAGCCCGTCAAAGCGCGGGCCGCATTTACAAACCCCAAATTGGCAAGCTCAGTTACTCCGTCGGTATCATAAAGAACGAGTTGCCCATCCCCGTCCTGGTCCATCCAGACCCAAGCCCCCACCGAACGGGCGGAGAAAGGCATGGTCAACCAATTTCCGCGCTCGTCCAGAGTTGACGAATTGTTGAATGTGTTGGAGTTAATCACCTTGAGGGGCAGCAAACCCTGAACGTGATAGAAGCTCCCATCCGAATACTCCAATCCTAGGGTGATGTTGGTGAGCCCCTTGGTCCATCCAGTTCCGATATTCGTCACGCTATACGGAAGGTTAGTCTCATCGTCGCTCAGGCCGTTTATCGCCATTGATCCGGGGGCGCTGACCGAGTTTGTGATAATGAAGGCCACCGTTGATCCCGCCGTGACCGTTGTCGCGGTAAAAGTAGAAATAACGTGCATCGAGTCCTGTCCGGCGTCAATCGTATGAGTTACCGTAACAATGGGGTCTTCTGTGTTAGGGACTCCATTCGTCGAGAATATGGTGTAAAATCCGACGGTCATATCGGCCCCCGTCGTAACCGTTGCAGTTCTCCAATGAGCTTTTACAAGTTGCGCTCCTGGGGCCACATGGGGAAACTGAAAAACGGAGCCATAGGATTCTCCCCCTGCATCCAAGGTTGCCATTGGTATCGTTGATGGATCCCCATTGACTCGACGGCTCGTGATGGGAGGAACATCCAAGTATTGATTCGCCGCTCCAAAGAGTGAAAACGGATTTAAGAAAAGCGAAAGTAGGAATAGCCGTTTTATGTTCATCGTGGCGGAAGGATAAACTGCCTTGTTTGAAGATAGGTACGGATGGCCGACAGAGTATTGGCCCCGCCGTCATCTAAATGGTCCCGAATCCGCGCTTTGATTTGGATTAAGACAAACAATTCGTTCCCCTGCTTGTCCTCAGATTCGACAAGGGGAGCCCTGATTTCTTCGAGCGTAAATTCATACTTTCTTCCCGTGGTATTTCCGACGATGCGGTAATGGTCGCACCCACTCGCCCCGTTGGCTGTCACGGTAATCAGCTCGGCAAGGGCCGGGGAGGGAGCCAGCAAAAGCAAAATCAATAGGAGCTTTTTCATTTCGTTAGAGCGTAAATCTGTAAATTGATCCTCGTCACCGTGGCCGGAGCCGTGTCTACGTTGAATGAGTAAACATCTCCCTCGTTAAAAGACCTGTCCCATCCGGTCAAAACATGGTCCCGATTCTTCTGCGCCGTTCCCGAAAATCCGGGGCAGGCTGCGCTGCAAACGGATGTGACGGGCGGGAAGTTCTCAAAGGAGGCTTTCTTAATGTTCACCCGAATCGAGCCCGCCTGATCTCCCAGGATGGTGTAGCTCGAAATCGTCCCGGCGTAGCCCATGGAGACAAAGCCGTAAGTGCTGGTTGCGATAACTCCCCCCGCGCCGTCAATCGTTACGCCGAACACTCGGGTTTTGGTGGCACTCGAGAGGTCGATATAGGCCGTCGTCGCGGCGGCTAGGGGAGGTTTAAGCAAGAATGGGCCGCTTGAAAAATTGAAAGTCGCTACGGAGTTGGAGGAGATTTGAGTCGTTCCGTTTAAGACTTCGATGGACGCTCCGCCGCCCCCACCGCCGCCCGTGTTATCTGTCCCGTCCGCAAAACCCGCCGGAACGTCTTTTAAGGAGTTCCAAGAAACCATGTTCGTTGCGGCGTTTATGGTGTTCGTGTTGTCCGCCAATTCGGAGGTTGTAGATTTTAAAATATCCGTCATTGTTGACGTAAAGACTGGGAGAGACATTTCCCCAATGAAAAGCTCATTATTGATGGTTGTAGAAGCTCCCCGGAATTCCACCAATCGGGAATTCGAGCCGGTGGAAAGCGCAAGAATCGAAGCGTCTGCCTTGGTGGACATGGTGGCGATCAGAACCCCCACGTCAGGAGAGGGAATCACCCCGCCCAGGGAAATGGTCTGCGCTCCCCTCCCAAACCGCATTTTTTCCACGTTGTTTAGGTAAAACATGAGATTTAGGTCGGTATTTCTTTGATAGAGCCCGGTTGTGGCATCTCCGGCGAAAGAGTATTGCACAATCCCATTTGTGTTTGGATTGGCGAGAAAAGAGGCATTCGCCGCAAGGGTGAGATTGTCAGTAAAGGTCATCCGATCCGCCCCGTCCTTCGTAAAGATAAATCCGCCCGTCGTTCCGTAAAGGCCGTCGTTTCTCCCATTGCTAATGATCCATGATAGGGACGGGCTGCCAGCGGAGCCCGCGGCCAGAGTAAGCTGGTGAGTCGTGGATTGATGCACAATAAACCCGGCCGTGGAGGTAATGACGCCCTGCACGTTCCAGGACGACTTCACAATCCCCTGCCCAGTCACGGTCATGGATGGAACTGTCATGTATTCACGAATGGCAACGGTCGAGAAGGATTGGCCTGCGGTCCAGGTAAAGGAGGCGTTATGGATGGTCACGGAGGCGAATGTGGAATCAAAAGCGTAGTTTGCGCCTACCAGCGTCCAGGTCGTAACGGCTACCGCTTGCGCCCCATTGTAAATCGCACCGGACCCACCGCCACCCCCGCCACCTCCATTGATGGTGACGGTTACAGTAGATCCGGACTGGGAAGACGCGACCCCCTCTCCTCTAAAATCAATTACGGTTACATGGGAACCGGGAACTCCGCCCTCATCAGAAACCACGACGGTTTGCTGGTTCAATAGGTGGACATTGGCGGAGGTTGTGGACATAAATTGGGAGACCTGTACCTGGCCGATCATTAGCCCGGTGGAGTTGGAAATTCCAAAGCCATACGCATTGATCGGGGAGGTGTCTATAACCGGAATCCCGTTAAAGATGTTCCCTAGGCTGTGATATTTAATCCCGTGGCCATCTCCACGCCCAACGAAGCTTTCGAGGTTGTAAACCTTGTTATCAGAAAGTGTCGTGTTATAATCCACAAAGTTCGCCTGCCGGAAGAATGACCAGTTAATTCTTACGGGAGCGGAGACCACGTTATTGCTAATGGAAACGCCGGTCCTAGGCGGCGTGTCTAAGCCGCGGGAATAAATAACGGTTCCACCTTGGCCACCCGCGGAGCTTCTAAAGATAAAGTAATTGTTGGAAATTGCGGTAAAAGTAGAGGATCCTGTCGGAACTGGCTCGTCGCTGCCATCTAAAACCACAATTCCGTAATCGTTTTTATCCAGATTGTTAGCACCTAGAATAAACTTATTCCCATCCACGACAGTATTTCTCCCGGTCCCAACCGATACGGCAATAGCATGGACCCCCTCAAAGAGGTTATCTTCAACGCTCGTGTTTATGGAGCGGACGTTTGACCAAATCGTTTCGTATAGGGAGGCCTGGTAGGATGGCGACGAGAAGTGGTTTTCGTACGTCCAGCTATCCGAGGAGTCGATAACCTTAATAGCCCCGCATTGCCCCTGGAACGTCCGGCCGGCGCACCCATGGTATTCCTTAAACCAGTTGTGGTGAATTTTCGTATTGGAGGAGTGTTCTACCGATAGAATTGCTCCCCCGTTGGTATAGTTCGCCATCGCCTGCGCTCCCACGATAGTGTTGTAGGCGAATTCAGAATTATTTTTCATCTCCACCAGGCGAGAAGTAAAGACTCTGGAGCCGGCGTCCAGCATGAATCCTTCCATGTAGCCGTAATTTGTGATGAGGGTCTTGGAGTCGTGATTTAAAACAAAGTTGGTCCCCGAAGAATTCCTGGCGGCAAAGAGGCTTACCTTATAAGGAATGGAGGTTTCTGTGGCGTCATAGGTTCCTGAGCGGACAAAGATATTTAAGGGAACGGTGTTTGTGGAGGTAAGGGATGCGCCCCGATCTGAAAGCGCCTTATTAAGGGCCAGGTGGAAGATAGAATTCGCGTAATCCACCCCCACGGCCCCGGTCGTTCCTATAATGATGTCATAAGTCCTTGGGGTCGCAAAAGTAACGGAAGACATGCCGTTCGAATTAACGATCGAGGCTCCGGGGAAGGCCAGGGTCGAGAAAGATACGGTATTTGCGGTGTTATAAATCGCTGCCCCACCGCCCCCGCCGCCGCCACTCCCGCAGCCGGTGCAATTCCCATTAATCGTCACGTCTCCGTCAAACGTGGTCGAGGATTTAAAGGTCTGCGAGCCGGTCCAAGTGTTAGTGGAGCGCAATAGGGCCTTGGGGTCTGGAGTCAAATTAATCCCCCCAGCCCCGGCGGCAAAAGCCGCCGAGGGGGATAGGCCGAGGAGAAAAATGATCCATTTTTTCATTTAGTAGCCGATTGCCACATGCACCGTCACGTTAGCTCCAATCACAAACCCTAATGAGGATGCGTTGTTTGCGATTGGGTATGGAAGGGAGAGGTCGAATTGAAGCGCCTGGCCGTCGGAGATCGGGAAGGCATCTGCATCGGCGTCAGCCGTGTTGAACTTAAACGTCACGTCGCCACCTTTGGGCATGATGATAAAAGTCTTAACCGGCACCGGAAAAGTTATTTCTGTCCCTGGCGAAGCAGTCGCCGTGAAGGTTTTAGTTTTTCCGTTGCGCCCGGAGGCTTGGAACGTCGGCATTATCTATTCCTGTAAATGATTTGTATGCAGGCCGGGATTCCATCCCCGGAATGATTATGAACGCCGAGCCAGGAGGATGTTTGAACCTCATAAAACCACTGATTTTGGGTTTGAGCCCGCACGGTATCGATTAGCTTGGAGTGTATTGCCAGGGTAGATCCAACGCCGTCATAGACGGAGAATTTTGCATCCCCCGTCCCGGCCGAAGATACTTTTATGGAATATAGCGATGCGGGCGACGGGCTGGAAATCCAAACGCTGTGGAGCTGGCTGTTGGCGCACGTAAAGGATGATGTATACACCGCCTCGGAAAAATACGGCACGGCCCCCTTAATGGGCTGCGCGTAGAGCTCCCCGGCAAGGGCCAGAAGCCCCAAAACTAGATATAACTTCTTCATTACATTCCTCCGATCATTCCGGCCAATCCGTCGGCTGGGGCGGCAGGCGCCGCCTCTTCCTCGGGGTCCAAAATGGATTTAAGATCTAAAAGCTCTTCCCGGAGTTGCGTCAGGGTCTCCGGGGTAATCATTTCGGGTTTAGCAATATAGCTATCCACCCGGGCAATAATCCCGTCGATCCCCTGCGGCTCATCAGCCGCCTCAGTCTCCATAGTCATTGGTTGTTCCTCCTGCATCTCGTGCCTCCTTACGGGTATCTTTTTGCATCCTCATCATGTCGGCCTGCAAAACTATCTTTTGCGGGATTCCAACAGCTATGTCAAAACCGTCCAGGATAGAGAAATCGTTGCTACAAAGGTCTTTCTGCGCCCTGGAGCGTGCGTGGGCCTTGCCTTTTTCCTCAATCGACAGGCGCATGGATTCAAAGTAGCCGTTAAGCACTTTCCAGGCAAAATTGTCGTTTTCTGTGCCACATTTCGAACACGGGATCTTCCCGTTCATCATTTGCTTGACATGGACGGCATTTACGAAGTCTTCGTCCTCAAATTCGATGACTGGCAGGTGCGTTTTCTTATTCCAAGCTACTTTCATGCGCTAGCCTCCAAATCCGGCTGATCTGCGCCCATTGGCGACGTCGGAATCGGCCCAATCGGCGTCTGTTGAAAATTTTGATCCAATCCGGCTCCGGCAGCCTCTCCGGCGACCTCATTAGGTAGCCCGGGGGCCATCCCACCGCCATTTTTGTTCGCCATCATGGTCATTTGGTCAATTAGCGGCATGGGCTCCTTAAGAAGCCGCGGATTCATGCCGAGACGACGGAAAAGCTCCTCAAAAAGAGGAGCAACCGCATTAATGGACGCCGGAACGAAGTTTCTTACCGAAGTGCACATCTGTAAGGTCTCCAATAGCTTCTGGATCCCCTCCGGACGGAAATCTTTATCGGTGACGATCTTAACCTTAAAGCCCACGTTGACCGGGAGCTTGTTTTTGTCGACCAAAATCGGCTTTTTTGTCCCGGTAAGCCCAACCCAGATGGGAGAATCCATATAATTCAGGTTATTGAGGTGAGAAACCTCGAGGTGTTCGCGGATTAGGCTCTCCCCGATGATTTCGGCATGCACGGAGGCCGCCCGGATGGCTTCTGTCTGCGACAAACCCGCCTCCGTTGCGGAAATTCCCTTGGAATACTGCGCCTGGAGGTTCGTTTGAGCCCCAATGATGTTCCGGAAGTCTTCCCGGCGAAGATTTATCATCTCCAGGGCGACCTTAAAGGCGTTAGGATCGGGAGTGAGGGGTGCCAGCTGGTTGATATCCTCCAGCTCAATGGTTTTTAGTGGCTCCCACACCATTTGCTTCTCGGAATAACCCGAATACTTCCCGATCTTGAACATCATTAGCGTAAACGCGGTAAGCAAATCGTTCGTCATGGACTCATTAAGGTCCATTTCGCGCTGCAACTTGCGGGCAATCTGAAAAATACCGTAGCCCATGGGCTCATCTTCGAAATCTTTATAGGTCGCGGTAAGAAAACGGGTGCGCCAGTCGCCATATTGGGTCATGTGGAGCTTGCAAATGTCTTGTCCATCCAGGATCCCGGCGGACCAATCCACAAAATCGGGGTCCACATCGGGGCCAAGAGAGGCCGCAAGCGCCCGAATTACCGGATTGTCGGTCTCAAGGCGCCCGTGGTAATTGATGGATTCAAAAATTTGGGCGTCCATCTCGTTATAGCCGGCGCGTGCGCGGGATTGTTTAATGCGGTTGTAGGTCCCCGAGAGCGAGGCGGGGATCCCGTTGCCCCAATCGGCAATATGGCGCTCCACTTTGGCGCGATCCCAGTATTCCGTATCGAGAGAGGCAATGTTTTTGAGCATCCACTTGGAAAGGAAATCAATCGTAAAGACAAAGTCGCTATCCCGAATATCCCCCACACTCGTATCAAACCCCACGCGGATCATCGGTCTAAACTGAAAATCGGTATACTCCATGCTCTTGCGGGAAAACCCATAGGGCTTAGACACCAGCGGCTGCTCGATCATCACGGTTCCGACGTTTGCTAAGGATCGCGTGGTGCGCAGAAGCTTGCGCTTAAATTGGGAGACTTCTTTTTGCCGTAAGAGAACGCCTTCCGTGGCGTAGAGCTCCTCTTCGCTAACCTCCATGCCCAGCGGATTGAGCCCCATCTTAACGGCTTCAAAATACGGGTCCGCGGCGGTGAGCATTCGCTGCCAGACGGTAGCCAGCGTCTCGGCGCCGCGGTGGGTTTCCCCACTCTTAGAATTGAAAAGCTGTTTCGGCTTTTTTTCTTTGGAAATCGATGGCTTAATTCGCCAGGAGTCCGTCCCCTTAAAATACGCCTCAAAAAACTTCTCCATCCGGCGCTCCCACATCTGCACCTTATCCATGATTTCGTCACGGATCTTGTCCAAATGCTCCTGGGGTTGCTCCGCTAAAACAAACGGCTTCGGGGTTATAACGTTAAAATCAAATGCCATAGTGCTCCTTAGTACGCATTTAGCTCCGCCCGAATGCTCGATGCGTATTCATGCTCGCGCTTGGGGAATAGGATCGGGTCATTGATGTTGAAAATTTGGGGGTTGCGGGCAGGTTCCGGGGAGTCGCTGACCGCATTAAGCACCCCATTAAAAACGAGATCATGCAGGCGAACGAGGAGGTAGCGGAGGGCATCGCAGCAGTCATCTCCGGTCTTATCGCCCCACTGGAGGTTGCGGAGCTCGTAGATGAGCGACTTGCAGCGCGGATCGATGCGAATCATTCCCTTCTTAAAAAATCTCTTAACTATGTCTACGCCGCGGCCGCCCTTCTCGTCTGCGCCACGACGATCACCGTCTACACAGTTGAGACCGCATCGCAAGAATTCATCCTTAACGCTGCGATTCGTCACAACATCGCGCCGGTTTGCGCTCGGGTCTAAAACAGACCAAACGATCGGCGTGTCACCGGTTTTTTCGTGCACGATGCGACACACCTCTTCGATCACCAGCCCAGAGCGCGCAAATTCGTCGTAGATGTGCACGATATTTCTCGCGGAATCTACCTTCGCCCAGAGGCAAACACTTGGGTGGTCCAGGCCCCAATCTAAGCCCCTGTACGTCGGTAAATTTTTAGTTTCATCCGTCAATAAAAATGGTTTTACGTCGCGGTCGTACTGGAACTCAGAATATTTTTGGCCCGCATGATCGCTCTCGATGGCCATGTACTCAAGGTTCCACGTGTCTTCCGGAAGGTCGTCTTTAAGCTTTTGGATTTCCTCCCGAGGGAGCGTTGGATTATCGAGGAGCGTGAAGTGGAATGCAGACCAATCTTGGTCACCGTTATCCATGCGCTGTTTCGCACGGGCGTGAAAATCGCTAAACCAGTTGCGTCCTTTCGGGTTGGGGGAAGAAATAAAATCTGCCGTGCCGGCACCGGATGTGCCCAGGAGTTGTCCGCGTAAAATCTTGTCCCAAATATGTTCCCGGCAGAAGGCCGCCTCGTCCATTAAAAGATGTTGTAGCTGAGGACCCCGAAGTGAATCTTCGTGATCTGCACCCTTAAGAAATATGCGACACCCATTCCAGAGCTCGACGAAAAGGTCGGTTTCGATTTTTCTCTTGATAAGTTGCGGGGGTAGGAGATTGATTAGTTCCCACCAAATAATTGATTTGGCCTGGGAATAGAATGGTGCTACAGCCCAAATCGTTCCGCCCGGTAGTTGGCCGGCTCTTTGGATCATGCGATAGATGCCAAGCTTCGATTTGCCAAAACGCTTCCCCGCGCAAACCACGTTCCATCGTCGCGCATTGTCATGAATGAGTTGTTGATTTATGTGGAGTTTGAAATTTAGCTTAATATCAAGCGACATTTAGCTCGGCCTTCCACCGCGGGCGAATGTATTTTTGGGCAATTTTCTTAAACTCCTCATGCGTAAAGAAATCGTTCTTGAGTCGATTGCAGTTCCAGCAGCAGGGCACCATATTGTCGGGCGAGTAGGCCTTCCTCGAGTCTTTTCTGTCGATTGAAAAGGACAGAGGCACGTCGCCACGCATGCTTTTTCCGCCCAGCCTTAAATCCCTTAGTCCGCAATATTCGCACTCCTTCTTTTGCGCTAGGTACCATTGCGCAAACGTCTGCCGATCCATAAGAAATGGCAGGCCCAGCTTTAATGATCGCCTCTTGATGTCTTTCCATTTATAAAGCTCCGGGTGCTCCCGATACCGCCGCCTAAAATCTTCCCGCCAAGCCTGGCGCTTATCCACGCTTCTTGGCGCGACGCTTGGCGATTCCGTACTTCGTGCACCCACAAGGCATCCGGGAAAGCGTCTTTTGCTTCCCGTCATCCTTAAGGTAGAGATGCTGCTGCGTATCGCAGTAGATCTTTAAGTAGCCCTCGTCCAGAATTAGGTCGCGTCTCAGCTTAGCCATAAAATTCTTTTGTGGGGGTTCGAGGGGAAAGGAGCGGGTCTTCGGGTAAGGCCGCTGAAACCTCTACACCCCCACAAAAAGGACCACCCCTAGCATGGATAAGTCCCCCGAATTCGTACGGGGACTCTCACTCTGCTAGGGGTGGTTTAGTTTTGTGTGCTTTAAATAACCGTGGCTTATCTAATCAGCTCTAAATTAAACTACCTCCTTGACCGGGACCACCCGGAAGTCAAGATCGTCCTGCTCGTTGCGAATGGCCTCCGCCAAAATACAGGCGGCGTAGATAATCGCAAAGTCCTGCGGCAGCGGACCACGCTCCCCGACGAGCGCCCCGAACTGCTTCCAGTGCCGCATAAATAGACTCTTTGCGTCAGCCATTCTTCCTCAAATTATGGGAGATCGTTTTATAGCGCGAGGCATTGATGGGATCTCCCATGGAATCCCGGCACGAGGGCGCGGGTTTCACATTGCCGCCATCACGGCTTATTAGCATTTAGGTCCTTTTCGGTTTCATTCGGTTCTACCTTGAGCTCCTCGGGTACTTTTCCGTTCTTGATCTCG